GACATCCCCGTGCGCCGCACCGATGCACTCGTGAACACGGAGACGCGCGTGACCTGATGGTTGCGCGTTGACCCTCCCCCTCATCCAGATGGAGAACTGACATGATCCTTGACGACAAACTGGAGTTTTGCGACGCGGTGTCGTGCAACACCGGCGCCGCCGGCACGTACAACATCGGCGACGTGATCGACCTCGGCGTGGCCCGTGACCTCGGCGGCAACCAGGCGCTCTACCTGGTGGTGTCGGTGGACACCGGCATCACCACGGCAGGCTCGGCCGGCACGGTGGCGTTCCAACTGGTGTCCGACGGCACCGACACCATCAGCACGACCACGCAGACCGTGCACGCGGTGTCCAAGGCCTACACCACGGGCTCCTCGGCGATCGCCGCCGGCACGGTGCTGTTCGCGGTGCAGTTGCCGATGGAAGGCGCCGCCTACGAGCGCTACCTCGCGGTGCAGCAGATCACCGGCACCACGGCGCTCAACGCCGGGAAGGTCAACGCCTTCCTGACGGCTGACGTCGCGAAGTGGGTGGCCTACGACTCGCCCTCGCAGGCCTGAGTGAGGTGATGCGGTGAAGGTCGTCGTCACGAAGATCGCTTTCTTCGGCGGTTCCCGGGTTCGCCCGGGGACCGAGCTGGAGGTGCCGGACACGCTCAAGGGAAGCTGGTTTGCCAAGGTGGACACGCCCGAGGCGAAGGGGGCGAAAGCCCCGCGCGCCAAGGCCACCAAGGACATCCCCGAGACCCTGAGCGAGATGGCCCGCCCGGCGGCGACGACCTTCTCCGACGCCCATCAGCCACTGGCGTAACGCGCCGTGGCCACGGTCGCGCCGGTCACGAGCTTCCCGTTCGAGACCTCGCTCGACGTCGCGGTCACGAGCTGGTTTGCGCTGGCAGCCGACGATGACGGCGAGCCGGTGCGGCTTGCCGTCTTCTCCGATCGCTCCGTCCAGGTGCTTGGCACCTTCGGCGGTGCGAGCGTCACGATCGGCGGCAGCAACGACGGCGTCACTTACCACGCACTGACAGACATCGCGGGCAATCCGCTTACGCTCACCACGGCCTGCCTGAAGCAGATCGTGGAGTTGCCCGTCTATTTGAAACCACGCGTTTTCGGCGGTGACGGCACGACCAGCCTGACGGTTGTGCTGGCCGGTCGACGATCAATCTGAGGGCAGGGGATGGACACGGAGGCGATTGTCGGCGGACTGATCATGGCCGTGATGGTGAGCATCGTGACCGGCGCCATCGCCGGCAACGTCGCCAGTCAGCGCACCATCGCCGCGCTGATCGTCCACATCGACTACCTGCGGTCACACATCGACCGCCACGAGATCACGATCAACCGCGCGCATCAGCGAATCGACGATCTGGAAAAGCGCTAAGCGATGGCCTCCGTCACCAACAACCTGACCCGGATCAGCGATGTCGAAGGCTCGCTGACCTCAGGCAACATCCCGTCCGGCGGCGCTGGTGCAGGCGCGAACACGGACATCTACCTGCAAGATTCGCAGTCGCTTGGGCGACGCCAGACGAACGTCAGCGACACGGGAGGCTTCGCCCTGGTGGACGCTGCCGACAACGACTGCTCGGCCAGCGGCACGCATGTGGGCATGTGGATCTGGGTCACCCAGTACGCGCTGCTGGATGACCTGCGAGTCAGCCTTGGCACCGGCACCACGCCTGCGTCGAACTACCGCTACTGGAGCGTGCCGCTCACCGAGTACCCGTCACTCGGCGGATGGAAGCGCGTCTGGGTCGAGAACAACGTCGGCGGCACGGTGGGCGCTGGCACCTACACCACCAGCCAGACCCGGCACTACGGCGTGCAGGTGTCGTTTACTTCTGCCCCAGGCGGCACTTCGCCCAACCTGATTCTGGACTCGGCAGACTACGGCACCGGGGCGGCGCTCACGCTGACCGGCACCTCGGGCGTGTGGGATGACTTCACGACGGCAGACGAGAACAACCTCAATCAGTACGGCGTAGTGCGCAACGTGGGCGGCGTGTACAACCTGCTGGCACGAGTGCAGCTTGGTACGTCGGGGTCTTCGCTGGTCTTCACCGACTCGGGCTGGACGCTTGTTTTCCCTGAACAGTCCCTGGTGGCCGACTCTTGGATGGGCGTCGATGTTGATTTACAGAACGCCAGCACCTCGGTCACTTGGTCTTCGTCCACCGTGGTGTCCTCTGGCACCAAGAAAGGTGACATCGTAGTCACCGGCACGGCAGGCGACTTCACGATGGACGGCTGCACGCTGTCCAACCTGCGGCTGGTCACCCTCACGGCTGGCGCGACGGTCGAGGGCTCACTCATCACCGGCTCGGGTCAGGTCACGCTGGGCGGAGCCACGATGGACGGCTGCACGATCAGCAACAGCACGGCCACCTCGGCACTGCTGGTGGGATCATCGGTCAGCACGCTGTCCAACACGGCATTCATCAGCAGCGGCACCGGCCATGCCATCGAGATCACGGGCGGCACGACGCACACGCTCAACGGCATCACGTTCACCGGCTACGCCGCCAGCAACGGCAGCACCGGCAACGAGGCGGTCTACGTCAACATCGCCAGCGGCTCGGTCACGATCAACTCGGACAGCGCCCTGAGCTACCGCACCGCAGGCGCGACAGTGACCGTGGTGGCGGGCCAAAAGACCCTGACTGTCACAGGCATCGTGAGCGGCTCAGATGTGGTCATCCTGACCGCAGGCACCGACACCGTGCTGGCAATCAACGATGGCGCGACCAACCCCGTCACCAGCTTTGCCTACAGCTACACCTATTCCGCAAGTACGTTTGTCGATGTGGCCGTCTACAAAGCGGGCTATGTGCCCTACATCGTGCGCAACTACGAACTGCAAAACGGCAACGCCTCGCTGCCGGTGGCGCAGGTTGTGGACAGGAATTACACACCGTGAAGACCGTCGTGGACTCAACGGACAAGAAGCACCTGGGCGAGCGCGTTGACGAGACCGCCGAGGTCATTGTCTTCGCCAACGGCGAGACCATGCGCGTCGATAAGCGATTGCACGAGGACACCGTGCTGGCCAACAGCAACTACGTCATTTATCTGGAGTAAGCCATCATGGCAAAAATCATCGACGGCGACGATCTCAACGTCGGCACCGAAATCACGATCAACACTGGGGCCAAGACGTTTACGCTTGTGGCGGCCGGTAACCTGGTGGCCAAGGACGGCGTCACGCTGCAGGCGCTCTATTCCAAGTTCATCAAGCTCTGGGAAACGGACACCTACAACAAGTTCCCGTTTCCGATGTACGCCATCGACGCGAAGTCAGGCCAGTTCCAGTTCGGCACGGACGGGGGCAGCTTCAGCGGCTGGAAGCCCGCAGACGACACCACCCGCCAAATGCTGCGCGATGGCGGCTGGTCGGAGTTCTCAAACGCGGGCGTGCTGAATCGCCAGTACGTCGGCATCGTCTCGCTGGGTGAGGTGAGCGCGGGAGCGCAGCTCTACTACCAGCGCGCTGCCGCCGACAGCCCCACCAACTTCACGTTCACCGACGAGGTCAACGAAGGCATCCAGGTGTTCGGGGATGCCAGCAACGGCAACTTCGACAAGCGGGCGTTCTTCAAGGCCTATGCGCGCGAAGAGCAGAAAACCTACGCTTCTTCAACCTTGGCCGACACCGGTCAGACCGCGACCGGCGCGTACACGGTCAACGTGCTGCTGTCGAACGCCGACGACCTGAACGTACTGGTGGCCGATGCGGGCATCGGGGTCGCACCCTACACCGGCATTAACGTCAGCTACTACTCGGTGGCGCAGTCGATCGACATCAACGCGGTCACTGACAACTTCCCCTTCAGCATCATCGTCGAGGGCAACAACGCCACGCTGCAGGAGATCTACACCAAGGTGCAGTACCTGCTTCGCCAGGGCACGGACATCAACAGCGCGGTGACGAACAGCGCGGGCACCAAGATCGGCAAGATCCAGAACGACCTGATGTACTTCGTCGGTCCTGATCTGTACTGCCGACAGGGCGTGTTCGTGCAGAACATCGACCCCAACTTCCTCAACAACATCTACTTCATCGACGACAACGGGGTTGCCCGCCAGTACAACTACGCTGCCGCAGGAACGCTTCAGTTCAACAGCTTCCTGACCAGTGGCAGCACGGGCTACTACCGCATGTACATCACCGACTCGGTGGTTGGTGCCGATGACTACGGCACGGCGAACGCCATCACCGTGAACGACAAGGACGGTAACCCGATTGCGGGCACCATTGACGCGGCTTCCAAGGGCTTCACGTTCGCCTACGACACCAACACCCAGGGCGGTCGCTCTGTGTTTACCTCGCCAGCCGGTGACGTACCTGTGACCGTGGTCGCGGGTAACAAGGGTGTGGCTAAGCCGGTGGTTGCCACAGGCACCATCAGCCGATCCAAGGGCATCGTGATTGGTCTGGTGGCCGAGCAAGACCGCGCCTACGTCGCGTAAGGAGTAACACATGCCGACCAACTCATTCGTCCGCGTCCCGCCAGATTCCACTGGCAAGCGCCTGTTCACGCAGGAGCACACGGTGGACGCCACCGCCGTGCAGGCCCAGGTCATGCACTTGGCCGACGAGAACAACCCCAACTACATGGCGGCGGTGGACGAGAGCGGGGCGATCTACACGCGCTTTGCTGAGGGCAAACCGCAGTTGGACTCGTTCGGCAAGCTGCGCGTCTCGGGCGCGACGGTGCTGGGTGACTACACCTTCAAGGAAGGCTTGCTCCCCGGACTGTTTGCGGGCCGCAAGGTCGGTGGCGGCACGATCACGCACAACGACACCGTGCATTGCGCCACGCTGGCGTTGACCACGGCCAGCGGCGACATCACTGCGTTCACCTCCAACGTCTATCACCACTACTTCCCGGGCATCTCGCAGCTTGCGGTGATGACCGTGGCCTGCGGGGATGTGGGCAAGGCAGGCCTGACTCGGCGCTGGGGCTACTTCGACTCCAACAACGGGTTCATGTTTGCTCAGGTTGATGGCGTGCTGCGGGCGCAAATTCGCAGTGATCGCTCGGGCACGGCGGCGCTGATTCACGACGTGCCGCAATCGGCCTGGAACGTAGACAAGGTGGACGGCACGGGTCCCTCCGGCATGACCTTGAGCATGACGGATGACAACATCTACTGGATCGACATCCAGTGGCTGGGTGCCGGCCGGATTCGCTTTGGCACCTACTTCCAGGGCCAGCGCGTGGTGTGCCACGAGTACTACCACGAGGGCAACGGTGGCCTGCCTCACGCCACATCGGGGTCGCTGCCCATCTGCTTCGCCCAGGCCAACACCGCCAGCACCGCCTCGTCGTCTGAGATGCGGGCGTGGTGCTGCTCAGTGCTGGCAGAAGCCAGCCTCGACATCACGACATTTGGCAACAACAAACTCGCCACGTTCAGCAAGGCAATCGACGTAGCGGCATGGGTCTCGTCAGGCAACGAGTATGTTTACATCGGTTCCTTGTCGCCACGCGTCACGATTGGCAATCACACCAACCGCTCGGTGTACTTTCCGACGCACCTTGAAGTGCTGGCTTGGGATGAGTCTGGTAACGATGCACGCGCTGAGGTTAAGGTTTACGTTGACCCCGCGCTGAGCAGCGCCAGTTGGATGCACGTTGAGCCTCTGGACCCAGGCTGTACGGTGGACAAAGACACTGCTGGCACGCTCTACGGCGGCGGCATTCACGCCATTGCCGCTTACATGAAGGGCGACTACACCCGCAGCCTTGTGGCCGACTACAAGTCCATGACCGGCGGCTCGTTCAAGAACTACGCCGAGAGCGGCGGCACAGTCAGTGGCACCATCAGTGCCATCACCAAGGCCAGCCCTGCGGTGGTGACGTTCAGCCAGCCGCAGACTCCTTTGCGGGAGTTTGGTTATCCGGTGACCATTGCTGGTGTGTCGGGCATGACCGAGATCAACGGTCAGACTGTCTATGCCAAGGTGGTGGCGCTCAATCAAGTGGCGCTCTACACCGACTCCGCGCTCACCACGCCCTACAACTCGACGGCCCACGGCACCTACACCTCGGGCGGAACAGCCACCGGCTTGTATGGCGACCGACTGGTGTTCAGCATTGTCGCCAAGCCGCTCACGGCCACCACCGGCACACTGAACTTGCGTGTTGTGCTGTCGTGGAAGGAAATTAACCAGTGATCATCTGGGCCGCTCACGGCGTCGAGTGGGCGCTGGCTGAGAAGGTCAGCATCAACGGCGTCACCAAGCGCTTCACGGTCAACGCGGGCGTCACCACGCTCAGCATCCGGGAGGATGTGTATTCGGCCTGGGTGCGCTGGGTTGAGCGCGAGGACAACGCCCGCTTCTTCCCGGCCATGCGGTTCTCGGGCGGTGACCCCATCCCGGGCGGCGAGACCGGCGTCACGTTCTTCATGGTCAACGGCTGGAAGCTGGAATACGACCCCAACGTCGTGGCCATTGCCGGCGTGCTGTACTCGGACGATTACGCCACGCCGTACTGGTCGACGACCGACCAGCCGATCTACCCGGCCGTGGTGTCTTCGCTGGTGAACTCGGCCATCGTTACCCAGAACGTGGTGACCGGGGATCTGTCAAGCGTGCCGAGCGCCGCCGAGATCGTGGCCGCCATCCTGGCTGCGGCCCAAGCCACCCCCATCTACGCCGACACCCGCAAGATGAACGGCGCGGCGGTGGCCGGCACCGGGGCCAGCGGAGATCCGTGGCGTGGCGTTTGACCCGCAAAGTTTCAGCACCCAGTCGTTCAGCCCGACTTCGTGGCGCTTTGCTGTGGCCTCGAGGCTCGCCTCAATCCTGCACTTGCTGATGCGCCGCAACCGGCGCTGAGTGTCCGTGAGGCCGCCCGGGCAACCCTAGACTGCCCGCACCGGAGGGCTCATGGCGTCCATCATCCAGATTTGCAACATGGCCCTGTCGCACATCGGCGCAGGCCCCCTCATCTCGAGCATCGACCCGCCCGACGGCAGCGTCGAGGCCGGGTACTGCGCGACGTTTTACGATGTCGCCCGCACCGAGCTGCTGGAGCCGGGCAACTGGGCCTTCTCGCTGAAGCGCGCCGAGCTCGCGGAGCTCACCAACGACTCCGACACCTGGGCCTACGCCTACGCGCTGCCCTCCGACTGCCTGCGGGCGCTGCGCGTCCTCACCCCCACGATCGGCGTGACGGTGTTCACGCAGGACGAGGTGAGCCTGCAGCCCGATGACCGGCAGGGGGCGGCGTTCGACATCGAGGGCCAGACCCTTTACACCAACGAGCCCACCGCGGTCCTGCTCTACGCGCGCGACATCACCGACAGCGCGCGCTTCACGGCCTCGTTCACCAGCGCGCTGTCCTACCTGCTGGCCTCCTATTTGGCCGGCCCCATCGTCAAGGGCAACGAGGGCGCGCGTCTCGGCGACAGCATGAGGCAACGCGCCACCGCGCTCGCCGATCTGTCGATGGCCTCCGCCGCCAACGCCAGCTCGACCGACGCCCCGCTCGCCCCGACGATCCTGAGCGTCCGTGCGTGAAGACCCTGCTCCGCAGCTTCGCTGGCGGCGAGATTGCCCCTGAGCTCGGCGGGCGGCTCGACCTCGGGAAGTACCAGACGGGATTGAGCCTGGCGCGGAACTTCCTGACCCTCCCGCACGGCCCGGCAGCGCGCCGCCCGGGGTTCCGGTTCATCAACGAAGCGAAGGACTCCACCCGCAAGGTGCGTCTGGCGGCGTTCCAGTTCTCGGCGGATCAGAGCGCGGTGCTCGAGTTCGGGCACCAGTACATTCGCTTCCACATCGGCGGAGCCACGCTGCTCGAGCCCACCGTGGCGATCAGCTCGATCGCCGGCTTCACGGTCAACACCACCGGCGCGCACGGCTACTCGACCGGCGACTGGGTCTACATCGGCAGCCGGTTTTTGAAAGTGACCGTGGTGGACTCCGACACCTTCACCACCGCAGACCTCTGGGGCACGGCGGCCACGGC